GGCTACGGCTACGGCGACGGCGACGGCGACGGCGACGGCGACGGCTACGGCGACGGCTACGGCGACGGCGACGGCTACGGCGACGGCGACGGCTACGGCGACGGCGACGGCTGGTGACGATGCGTCGACGTTCAACGTGGCGGTCAGCCCCGGGACCCATGTTCCCGGGGCTGACCGCCCTCGCCCTCATCCTGCTCATCGAGCTCGCGATCGCAGCCGGCGTCCTCGTCATCGGCATCGCTCGACACCTCGGAGGCTGGTAGTGAGCATTGAGTCGATGGCGATCGCCCTCAACCACTCGCGCGCTACAGGCACGGCGAAGGTCGTCATGCTGGGCATCGCCAACCACGACGGCGACGGCGGAGCATGGCCGACCGTGGCCACGCTGGCCGGTTACGCGAACGTAGACTCTCGGCGTGTTCAGGCCGCGCTCAAGCGCCTGGAGGAGCTTGGCGAGATCAGGCGTGTAGTGCAGCAGGGCGGCGATCACTCGATTGCCGATTCGCGACGCCCGAATCTCTATCGTGTGCTGCTGCAATGCCCGGCCGATTGTGACCGAACTGCCCAGCATCGAACCTCTCGCAGACGTGGAGCCCTTCCCATGCTGGATGGGGTGATGATTCCGTCACCCGGTGATGATTCCGTCACCGGGAGGGGTGACGATTCTGTCACCCAAACCAGTCCTGTTAACCAGTACTCATCTCCCATAGACACGTCACCCATCGCGCGCGCGCGGAACAAGGCGTGCGTGAACGGTCACGAGATCATCGGCGTGAGTGCCGCCGGTGTCCCGTTCTGCGCACTCGGTTGCGAAGCCCAGGCGGTCTCCGCATGAGCCGCCGCGTCAACGTCACCCGCCTCACCGCATGGCTGTCATTCCTCGTCCGCCAAGCATCCGAGGAAGCTCGCCGCCACCCGAGAGGAAGCGACGCCCGGAACGAGCTCGTCCGGGCCACCATGCAGCTCGGCTACGCCGTCCGCACCGTGACCACCACACCCGACGCATCCCACGCAGTCGGCTGTGCCGCAGTCGATCTGATCGCTCGCGCAGCCGTCAGCCGCGCATTCACCAAGGAGACACCATGACCACGGATCGTGACCTGGACTGGTGGGTAGCCAAGAGCGCGGTGGACTGGCTGCCCGGCGTGCCTTCCCGGTTCGAGCGCGTGGGCGAGGGCTGGGAGAGAGTGGTCGACCTCGCGCGCGATGCGGCGGCGCACCCTCACCAGTCGTCATCTGCGGACCGGCTGAAACTGGAGTGCCGCGAGATGGCCGATCTGCTCGTTCAGATCGTCACGGAATACGGTCACACTCTGACGCTCGCTGAGTGTCTGCGGACAATCATCGTCGATGTCGCCTCGCGGCCCATTCGTGAGGAGGCTGATCGTGGCTGAGTACGCGCCTGAGCAGCTGGACCCGCTCGACCAGGGAGCCGAAGACTACCCGCAAGACGGGCAGGTCGCCTGCCACGCGGAGCACAAGGACCACGGCCTCACATGGCGGTGTGCGCTTCCGCTGCTTCACGGTGGCGACCACGCATCCGGGCCGATGAGGTGGCGGCGGTGAGTCGGCACCATCGTGCACAGAAGTGGAGCACACACTCACCGAAGCTGCGTAAGACGATCACCCCGCAACTTCCCTTGCCGTGCTTGAACTGCCCGCACCTGGTCACCGCGGACCAGTCGTGGCAGGTCGGTCACCGGCAGGACGCATCGAGGGGCGGGCGTCCCACCATCGAGAACGTCGGTCCAACACATGCGTGGTGCCCCTCGTGCAAGAAGCGCTGCAACCAGGTAGCAGGCGGTCGGCTCGGCGCGGCCGTCGTGAACGGCAGACGGCAGGCATCGAAGGATATCCGCCCGTGGTGACCGAAGTTTTTGAGGGAGCGTCCGTACCTCCGCTAGCGGGCAGCACGGAATTCTCTCTCCACCTCTGGGACGAAACCAGGTCGCGCGGACTCGCCCCCACCTACGTCGGGAACGTATCGGATTCCCCCCAGCTTCGCCGTGAGTTCCTCGTCGGTGCGCGCATGATGGGCTACGAGCTCGTCGACCTCGACGACACGGACACCATCGAGGCGATGCGCGCCGAGCGCCCGCCTCGATTCCCGCTTCAACCTCAACAGCTATGGATCGTCGATGCGCTCAACGCGCCCGGCTACGACGACTACGTCGTCGAGGTCATGCGTCGAGCCTCGAAGACAACCACGATCTTCTGCTGGCTCCTCGGCCGATGCGCCGAGCGCCCCGGATACCAGGTCACCTTCTCGGCACAGTCCGGAGTGAAGACCTCCGCGCGCCTACGCGAGTGGAAGAACCGCCTAGACCGCACGTGCCCCGACCCCGAGGCCGGCATCCCTCCGTGGAAGCGGGGCCTAGCAACCAAGCCACGGGCCATCGAACGGCAACTGGCGCTGTTCGGCGAGGAGCTACTGCCGGCCGATTCCGTGCCGTCAACCTCACGAGGGTTCCGCATCCTCATGGGCGAGGTCGGCAAGGGAATCTACTTCGACAACGGCTCCCAGTTCCTGTGCTTCAAGCCCGACGCTGACGCCTACCGAGGGGAAGCCGGCGACATCTCGTGGATCGACGAAGCCCAGGAGCTCGACCCCGAAGAAGGCGCCGATCTGCTCGCCGGGATCGTCCCACTCCAAGACACCAAGGACGCCGGCGCCGCGCTCGTCGTCTCCGGGACAGCGGGAGAGATCCGCGTCGGTCCGCTCTGGGAACGCATCAACAAGATCCGCAACCGAGATCCCGAGATCGGCGGCCTCGACTACTGCGCACCCGAGAACACCGCGTGGGAAGTCATCGAGGACGAAGAACGCGCCATGGATCTCCTCGTGCGCGTTCACCCCGGGATTGGCACCCTTACCACGCTCGAGAAGATGCGGAAGAACTACCGCAAGCTCGCCCGACCACAGTGGGCGCGCGAGTACCTGTCGCTCTGGCCCGAGACGTTCGGGTCGCTCGCAATCGACGCCGCGCTCTGGGTGAACGCCACCCTGCAATCCAAGCCCGCGAAACCGGCCCGTGTCGCGTTCGGCCTCGCCGTCAAACCCGGAGGTGGATCCGCAGCCATCTGCGCCGCATGGCGCACAGCCAAGGGCATCGCCTACGTCGAGGTCATCGAGCACCGACAGGGCACGCTCTGGCTCCCCAAACGCATGCAAGAGCTCACGACCACCTACCGCGGGTCCACCATCGCGTACGACGACATCGCGGAAGGGAAGGCTACCGCGACCGAAACCGAACGCCTCGTCCCGCGACCCAAACTGCGAGTGCAGACCTATCGCGACACCGCCGCCGGGTGTGTGCAGTTCATGCGCGACCTTGAGCGCGGAAACCTCCGCCACTCGGGCCAGATCGGCCTCGACGCCGCGATCGCCGCGGCCTCGAAACGCGAGGTCCGCAACGACCAGGGAATCTGGCTGTGGACCCCTGGCCTCCCGGGTGCCGATATCACGCCACTGGACGCCGCCACGCGGGCGCTACGCAACTGGGATCAACACTTCGCCCGCAAAGCCAATATCACCCCGTCAAAGCCGATCATGGGGGACTGAACATGACGATCAAGCTCGACGCTTCACCCGTCTCCGGCATTCTGATCACCTGCGATGCGTGCGCGTTCTGGTTCGCGTTCCGCCACGACCGCACGGCGGCGCTGCTGGCCGGCGAGGAACACGACATTCGCGTCCACGAGGTCCCGCCCCGCATCGCGTCCGGTCGGCGGCGTGTGCACCAGTTGCGCGCGCGCCGAGCAGGCGACACGCCGCCCGTTTCGTGAGGTGTAACACCTTCTCCGCAGCATCGTCCCCATGGGACTTCGCGATCTGCTCACCGGGCGTACCCGGCAGCTGCTCTCCACGAGCGTTTCCCTGCCCCTGAGCCCCTACTCCACGCCGGCCACTCTCCCGCAGTTTGTGCTGGAGGACGTGCTCGGTGACGAGCTCTCCAACCTTCCGATGGATCGTGCCGCCGCGATCAGCATCCCGGCCGTCTCCAAAGCCCGAAACCTCCTCGTCTCCACCATCGCCAAGTTCCCGCTACGTGCGATCCGCACCAATGAGGACGGCACAGAATCCGACGTCACCAAAGAGCACCCGTGGCTCTACCGCACAAACGGTCCCGTATCGCCCTATGAGCGCATGGCGTGGACGATCGACGATCTGATCTTCCACGGCCTGTCACTGTGGCTCCTCGACCGTGGCGCACCCGATGCAGAGGGTGGACGACGGCCGATCCTGAACGCTGAATGGTGCCCACCGGGGAACTGGTGGTTCGGTGAGCACAACGGCCACCTCGCCGTCATCGTCGATGGCGTGGCGATCGCCGAAGACCGGTACATGCTCATTAACTCCCCGTTCGAGGGCCTGTTGAACGTCGCACAACGCACCCTTAAGGGCGTCCGCGACGTTGAGGAAGCCTGGGTGGGCCGAGCCCGCAACCCGATCCCCATGGTCAACCTTGCCCGCACCGAAGCCGCCGAGATCACCGACGAGCAACTTCAGGACTGGGTGGATGCCTGGGCCAAGAAGCGCACCAACCCGAACGGTGCAGTCGGATCCACCCCGCCCGGCGTTGACCTCCAGGTGTTCGGTGAACTGAAAGCCGAACTCATGCTCGAGGGCCGCAACGCCGGCCGCACCGACATCGGCTCGCACCTGGGCATCCGTGTCGCCATGCTCGACGGCACCATCGGTATCGACTCGCTGACGTACAACACCCAGACCGGCGAACGTAACGCCTTCTACGAGTTCGACGTGCCCTTCTGGAGCGACCCGATCACGCACCGCATGTCCCTCGACGACATCGTCCCCCGAGGCACACGCGTCCGCTTCGACATGTACACCGCCTTCACCGCACCGGCCCCAACCGGCCCCAAAACAGAGGACTAACCCCATGACCGACCCCAACATCATTCAGTTCGAGGGAGGCGACGTTCTCGCAGCCGAAGAACCCCTCACCATCCGCGGACTCCTCCTCCCCTACAACGAGGAAGGCCGCACCAACGTCGGCCGCTTCATGGTCGAGGCCGGCACTGTCGAAATCCCCACGGACGTGTCCGTCATGAACGCCACCAACCTCGACCACATCGGCCACGAAGGTCGCGGCCGAGTCACCGCCCTCACCGACACCCCACAGGGCGTCTTCGCCAGCATCAAGTTCGCCGACACCCCCGAAGGGCGCGCCGCCTACGACGACGCGATCAACCCCAACGGGAAGCGCCGCAAGCTGTCCGCCGAGTTCGGCCCCGCCGTCATCAAAGCCGGCAAACTCGTCGCCGGCCACGCCAAGCTCTGGGGCTCCGCGCTCGTCGAAGCCGGCGCATTCCCCTCCGCCCAGGTCCTCGCCGCCGACACCCCCACCCCGCCGGACCCCACCCAGCCGCCCGCGGCGCCCGACCAGCCGACCGAAACGGTCGCCGTCACTTCGGAGGAGTTCACCGACGAGAGCGGCAAGACCATGAAGCGCACAACCACCACCACCACCCGCACCGAGCCCGACGGCGAGGGCGGCACCAAGACCACGATCACCGAGAAGACGGTCATCGAGGAACCGGACCCCACCCCTCCCACCGACCCCCAGCAGGAGAACACCATGCTTCCCAACACCATCACCCCCACCCAGGTTCAGGCCCGCAAGGCCGACGTGAACCTGCCGCAGGTTTTCGCCGCGATCGCCGCGTTCAAGGCCAACCCGCTCGACGCCGAAGCTCACCAGGTCCTCGCGGCTCTCTCGGACATCACGATCGGAGGCAGCAACGCGCTGCCGGCCTCCGGAGTGCTCCGCGAGAACTGGCTGGGTCAGCTCTACCAGGGCATCCCCTACGCGCGCCAGTACGTCACCCTCGGCAAGCTCGGCACCAACATCAGCGCCGCCGGCAAGAAGGGCTTCACTGTCCACCGCGGCACCACCGGCTCGCCCGTCAACAGCTTCGCCTCCACGGGCGGCTGGGCCGGCAACAAGGCCGCGGTCGGCTCCGGCCGCGGATTCACCGAGACCGCCGCCTCCATCCTCCACCGGTTCGCATTCGCCGGCGACTTCGGCCGCGAGTTCTGGGACCTGCCCGGCGGCGCCGAAGTTGTCGAGGCATTCCTGTCGCTCATCCTCGAAGACCACCTGGTCTGGTCGGACGAGAAGGCGCGCCTGGCGTGGATCTCCGCCGCTGGCGCACCCGTGGCACCCGCCACCTACCCGAGCGAGTACAACGACTCGATCGGGGCGCTGCTCCAGGGCATCATCGCCGTCAAGGCGAAGAAGGCCGACAAGCGATCCGACAAGCCCACCTTCGCGATCGCCAACGCGAAGGCCTACGAGGAGCTCGTCTACACGCCCAAGGATCTGGTGCCCGAGTTCATCAAGTTCTCGATCAACACCGACGGCTCCGGCCTGGCTGACGGCGATGTTCTCGTCGTCTCCGGTGACAACGGAATCGTGGACACCGCCGCGGTTACCGTCGGCGCGGACTACGCGATCGAGTTCGACGAACTCGCCGGCGGGCCGCTCAAGATCGACGCGCTCGAGATCGCCAAGGGCGGCATCGACAAGGCCGTCCACGGGTACCTGCAGGAGTTCACCGTGCGCCCCGAGGCCGTCAAGGTCATCGGCGTGCCCGACACCCGCGCCAACAGCACCGCCTACGACGGCGGCCGCATCATCAAGGCCTCCTCGACCGTGTACATGGTCGTCCCCGACGCGGTGACCATGGCCGGCGGAACGACTGGAAGCTCCGCCCCCTCGGCCCCCGCGGTCGGCGCGACCGTCACGGACGGCACCGCGACGCTGCTCCGCCTCGCCTAACCACCACCCCCCCCCAACCGGACAGGCTCGATCATGGCGTACTACGTCGGCGACATCCCCGCCGCACCTGTCGTGATCGAGCCTGCCCGCGAAGGCGAGAACATCGACCTCACCCCGTTCAACGTCGAGGACACGATCATCACCCTCCTCGACTTCGACGGAGCAGAGATCGACGCCACTTTCACGGCCACGTTCACTGAAGGAGGCGACGTCGAGATCGGCTGGCCCGCCAGCAGCCCATTTGCAACCGCATCCCTCTATCGACTCAACGTCACCCTCATCGGAGCAGGCGCGCGCGAACGCCTCGCACCGGTCTACCTCGTCGTCCAAGACGACGACACGGAATGGCACAACGTCGATTCCCTCCGCACCTCATGGGATGCCGCCCGGCAAATCAACGACGCCCGCCTCTACCAGCTGCTCACCCTCGCGAAGAAGCAGGTCACCGAGTACGGCTGGACCGACAACGGCGACCCCAAAGAGGGGCAGTACATGCACGCCCGCGACCTCTACAACGCCGGACTCCGCGACGCGGGTTCAGGCGACATCGGCTCTGGCGAGTTCGTCATCACCGCTCGCCCCCTTGACTGGATGACTAAGCAAGTCCTCCGACCCAAGTCGCCACTGCCGGCGGTGGTCTGATGCCCCGCCCCACGTCCCCTCGGCAGCTACTCGCCGACGGGTACCGCGACACTCTCCCGGGCAAGGCATACTTCATCGTCCCCGACGCGCGAACGCTCGAGCAGGTCGAGACCCGCACCCTGCAGGTCTCCCAGGCCGGGTTCCGCCCGCATCCGACGTCGCCACTGACCCACATCATCATCCGCTTCACCGTCCGGGTGATTTCCGCACACACCGACTTTGGCAAGGCCGAAGACGAACTCACCGATGCGGTTTCCGATGTGTGTTTCGCGACTGAGCAGATGCCCGGCGCCACCTGGATCGACGCAGACAAGATCATCCACCAGAACCGCTACCTCGCCTATGACGTCACGGTCGAGGTCTCCGCCAAAAAGAAGGGCACATCATGACCGTCATCATTCCCGAGCCGCTGTACTTCGACGACTGCGAACTCAAGATCGGCACCGACGACTACGGTGCCGCAATCAGTTCCGCCGTCCTCACCCCTACCGCCAACACGATCACCTTCACCGGCCTCAAGCCGGGCGCGGAGTACCACGCGGGACGTGTGACCTGGACTCTCGACCTGACGTTCGCCCAGGACTGGGGAAACTCCGCCTCCCTGTCCCGAAAGCTGTGGAACTCGCAGGGAACGGTGATCGAGGACTGCACCATCAAGCCGATCACCGGTGACACCCCCGAGTTCACCGTGGACCTGTTCATCACGCCTGGTGCCGTCGGCGGCCAGGCCCGAGCCCACGCCACCGCAACCGTCTCACTGCCCGTCAAGGGACAGCCGACCTTCGCGGACGCGTAGATGCTGCGCCTGGACGTCCGAAGCTCCCGCGAACTGCAAGCCGTGCTGCTTGCCATTCGCGGGGCCGACCGCGCCATCCAGGCCAACATTCGCCGCTTCACCAAGGAATCGATCAGCAAAGAGTTCATCCCCCTCATGCGCGAACACACGATGACCCGGCTGGAGAACCGCGTGCTCGTCGACAACGCGCGCGCGGTCGTCTCCAACCAGAACATCACCCTGTCCGCAGGGAAAGTCGGTCGACGCCTGGCCGGCGGACTCCTTCCCCGCGAGTCAGCACACGCGATCGAGTTCGGCGGTGACCGCAAGGCTCGCACCACCTATACGGCCACGTCCAGAAAGGGCAAGAAGTTCACCGTGACCCGACACACCCGCGCACAGCTGCGACCCCGCAAGCGGAACGGGTACGTGTTCTTCCCCGCGGTCGAGTCCTTCATCCCACGAGCGTTCGCCCTATGGACGCAGACCACCGTGCGGACGATGCTTGAAGCGTTCGAGGGGAAGACCGGTGGCTGAACTCGAACTCTCGCTCCTGTCGAACACGCGTGACTTCCAGCGCGGAACCAAGGACGCCGCCGACGCGCTGGAAGGAGTCTCCGACGCGCTCGACGAGGCCGTGCGTGACGGAGAGAAAGCCGGCGAGAAACTTGAGCGCACCTTCAAGGAGATCGCCACCACGGCGCAGCGCGAGTCGAAGAAGATGGGCGACTCGTTCGCAAGAGAAGCGCCACGCGGAATGTCCAAAGCGGGCGAGGCCGCAAAAGAGTTCAAGACCGAAGCCATTCAGAACTTCTCCGAGGTCACCTCATCGTTCCGCGGCGACCTAACCTCAATCGGCGATCTAGTTCAAGGAACTTTCGGCGGCGTCGCAGCTGGGATCTCCGGAATCAGTCTGCCGGCAGCGATCGTCGCTGGGTCACTCGGTGCCGTCGTCGGTGGAGCTCTTAGCGCTATCGCAGCCGACAGCGAGACGATGAAAGAGACCGTCTCAACGAACTTCGATGAAATGGCGCAGAACGGCATCGCGGCATGGTCATCTGTCGAAGGCCAGCAGCAGCGGCTCCGCGACGCCTACAAGAATCATGAAGAAGAGATCAAGCGGATCGCGGAAACGGTTGGCCTTCCGTTCGAGACAGTCGCCGCAGCGTGGGCGGGCAATGAAGACGCAATCCGCACCTTCCGTGCTGCTCAAGATGACCTCTACGAGAGCGCGAAGAAGTTCGAGTCAGATAACCCATATGACGATCTCGCCGAGTCGATGCGCATCGGCTGGGACAACGTGCTTGCTCCTCTCAACAAACAACTCGACGCCTACGACCAGGCAACCGACAAGGTCGAGCGACTTCAGGAGCAAATCGATCAACTCGCGCGTGAGGATCGCGCCAACACGAAACGATCCCAGGATGCCGACGCGGCCCGCTGGAAAGCGCTCGAGGACGCGTACGAGCATGCAGCGCAGCTGCCTCCGATCCAGATTAAGACCGAGATTCAGGAGCCGGACGTCAACGCTCTCGTGTCAAGTCTGCAGGGCCAGCTGCGAGGTAAGCGGATCGTGATTCGAGTTGACGGGGAAACCCGTGACGGTCAGGTCGTCCCGTGACCACGATCACCAAAGGGCTCGTCACCATCACGCCCGTCCTAGTTCTGGGCTACGAGGTATCGACCGACACCACCACCGTCGTTCACAACCTGGTAGACGGCACGATCGCCGTGACAGACGGCCCCGACCGCCCACGTACAGGCACTCTCGAGATGCTGTTCGACGACGAGACCGACGCTCTCGAAGCACACGACGCGCACATGGCCGGGGGAGTGTTCACTCTTACCGATCCCGACCGCGACATCTCGATGACGTATGTCCGGTCTGGCCCGATGGTCTACATGCTCGAACCTGAGACTCTCGACAACTGGGTTCTCCGGGTCGGATTCCAGGAGCTCTCATGAGCGTCATCGACAAGCAGGACATCACCCTCACGCTCAGCGGTGGAACTGTGCTCCCGCTCCTCGAGCAGGGCACCATTACTCTCGATGACTCCTGGGCGCCATTCGTGCAGGCCTCCGGGATCTCGGTTGTCACCCCCGCAGACCCGACGGTGCTTGATCCGCGAGAACTCCCGCATGTTGTCCTCACCGTCCGTCAGCGCTTCGGCGACGGGCTCCAGTTCACGTCGGATCTCACAACCCTGTTCGCGGGCGGCACATCCGCGACGATCACCGCATTGTGGGCTGGCCTCCTCACCTCAGCCCTGACGAACCTCATCGGCGCGTGGAACGGCACACGAATCGCGGCCACATCGCTCGAGGCTGCCCTCTACGTCACGAAGGCCGTCCACCGCGACGACGGCATCACCGAGCTCGAGCTCGCGGGCGGGGAACACCTCCCGCAGCAGCTGCGTAGCAGCTTCCGCCTGACCCCGGTGGTGCCGTTGGGGGCGCCGGTTGAGTGGGGAGTCGTGACGATCCGTGACGTGTTCCCGTACATGATTCCGGGGACGCTCGTGATGGGCGAGGTGGATGCGGTGATTCCGTCCGCGTCACTGGCGGGGATCTTCGGCGTTCCCCCGGCGACGTGGGAGCAGGACCAGTGGTCCTCAATGCAGGGCTTCGCGACCCAGGCTGACCTGCGGCTGTGGTGCGGCCCGGACGGGATCTATCGCCTGACGCCGCGGTGGGAGTCGGTGCCCGGCACGGTCGTGCTTGACGACGTGATCTCGGCCTCGGAGACGATCGACAGGAACGATGACTCCTGGGCGGATGGGGTGATCGTCGAGTACGAGCCCAACCCCACCCTCCCGGACATGCCTAGCGTCGTGGGTGCCGGTTCGAGTTCGACGAAGGTCGCCGTCGTGAAGCTGAACATCGTGTCCCCGTTCGATGGGGTCTACGAGGGTGGGAGTGCAGCGCCGGGGATCCTCGCGCGGATGATCGAGCGCGGCCGGTCGCTGGAGGTCACCCACGTCAACCGGTTCGACACCGCCCCCAACATGGCCGTGACGATCGATCAGCCGGCCCTGGGCTGGCTGCCGGCCTCGACCGGTGTCGTCGATGCGGTGACGTTCGATCTCGAAACCAAGCGGATGCGTGTGACCGTCCGCGAACTCCAGGAGGTATGACATGGCTCTCGGCTCTCCCGACGCGAACGGCATCGGCCGCTACACCGAAGCCACCGCGGTCGGCACCAAGTTCTCCGACTACCTGAACCTCGCACTCGACTCTGTCTCGTCGGCGCTGACGACGCTGCTCAACAAGCGGAAGATTCTCGGGTTTCGGGTCAACTCGGGCTCGCTTGGCACGCTCGCCGGGATGACCGCCGGGGATCTCTGCTACTGCGCCGACGTGGGCATCACCTACCGCTACAACGGGACAGCGTGGAAGCGGTGGTCATCCGACTGGATCGACTACACGGCCACGGTCGCCAACATGGCGGTCGGCACCGGGGGCGTGGCGACGAAATCGACGCAGATCAAGTTCACCGAGGGCCGCATCAAGGTTCGTTTCCGGCTCCTGTTCGGCACCACGTCCGCCGCCTATCCGTCCGGCTCTGGCCCGACGATCGGCCTCCCCGGGGCTCTGGATGGTGTGGGTGGTGCCGTCACGCTGCGGGCGCCGCTGTTGGCGAACGAGCTCCTCCAGGGGCAGAACACGATTTTCGATTCCGGTGTCTCGGTCAACAAGGGGCACGTTCGCTACTCCGGCACCGACACCGACAAGTTCGGTCTGCTCGCCAACGCGGCCACCGCGTCAGGCATCGCCACGATCACCACCACCGTCCCGGTCACGTTCGGTGCGGGTGACGGGTTCGCCGGCGAAATGGAGGCAGACATCACATGATGACCCCAGCGCAGTTCTATGCCAGCTACGACGAGACCGACCCGTTCGGCTCCTACAAGGACCGCGACCCGAACGGGCCCGGCCACCTCGGCTCAGACTTCATCTGGCCGGCCGGGACCGAGATCCCGTCATGGGTTGCCGGCGAAGTTGTCCGGGTCGGGTTCTCGGCCTCGCTCGGCTACTACGTCGTGATCCAGCGTGACGGTGGCGGCTACGCGCTGTTCTATCACCTCTACCAAGCCGCCGCCGTGCGCCTTGGCGATCGCGTCGAGTTCGGTCAGCTGATCGGCCTGGTGGGCAACACCGGCACCCTTTCGCGAGGCGATCACCTGCACGTTGGTTTCTCGCCCGACGATCCCACTCCGGGCACGGGGAGCGTCGTTGACCCGTGGCCGTTGATCCTGGACAGCATTCTCAACCCGACCCCCCTGAGTGAAAGTGAGATCGACATGACCCAGCTGAACTACATCGCCCTCGTCGACGAGAAGGGCAAGCGGATCAAGTACGGCATCTTCGGCCAGACGATCCCCGGCGGGTGCGAGATCGTCGATCCCAAGGACATCACCACCGCCCAGGCCTACGGTGACCTTGCCGGCACCCGCATCTACCGCCCGGACAACGGTTTGCCGGTGCGCGTCGGCGCGCCGCTCAAGGACGTGCAGCGGGCCGAGTGGGATGCGCTCGTGGTGACCTCTGCGCGCCTGTCGCGGAACTACTTCGCCGCCCTCGGGCAGGCGATCGCGCAGGCGGTGAAGGCGTGAACAAGAACCTCCTGTTCATCCTCTACATCGCCCTCGCGGTCGTCGGTCTCATCGCGGTGGCGGTGATCGCGGTGATTGCCCCGCAGCAGTTCGACAAGGTGAGCACGCTCGTCATCACCATCCTCGGCCTGGCATCGACCGCGGCTGCGACGTTCTACCTCCTCGGTAACCAGCAGAAGACGCTTGAGGAGGTCAAGACGAACACGAACGGCAACCTCACCGCCATGCGCGAACTGCTCGCCCAGAAGGACGCCCAGATCGCCGAGCAGCAACGTCAGATGCTCCAGGTCGTCGGCTCGGCCCCGCCGCCTTCCGCGTAGCTCCAGCCGACCAAAGAACGCCCCGACACCTCGCGCAGCGGTGTCGGGGCGTTCTTCTTGTGTGCGATCATCGCTCGCATGACCACCTTTCAGAAGGCGATGCTGGGCGTTGTCGTAGTGGGGTTCGTCCTCATCGCCGTGGTCATCGCGTTGGTCGCCCGACAAGCAGGCATTGACGCCAAGCGAGCCGAGTGCGACCGCTATGAGTTTGGGAGCGTCGACTATTTCGTTTGCCTCGAGCTAGTCGATTGATCTACGTCGATCACCGGGGCATATTTCCGGAACGCGTTTTGTCGAGGCATCCCGAGCGCGTCCCCGATCGACTGCCACGACTTACCTTGTTTCAGCTGCGCGGCGATCGCACGGACGATCTCCCGTTCGAGCGTGTCACGGAGGCCGACGAGCTCGCCTAGCTCGAACTCATCGGCCCCGCCTGCGCGGGTTGCTAGGGCGCGCAGGAAGCGCTCAGCGGCCCCTAGAACGTCCTCAAATGACCGTTCGCTACCTCGACGCCGTGCCATGGTCCCCTCGCGATTTTGGCGTCATCAAAGTGATGACACGAGTGTGGTGGTGTGGTGAAGGCGTGACGCGCCCTCGACGATCGCCCGTAGACGGTCGTTCGGCTGGGCCACGTAGACCCTCACCATGTTCAGGTTCGACCAGCCCATCAGTGAGGCGACCGCGTAAGGGTCGCCGTCGGCGAGCTGCCAGAAGCGCGATGCTGCCCGGTGCCGGAGCTTGTGGATCGTCCAGTCTCCGGCGAGGAGCCGACCGATTCTCTTGCCGAGCCAGCGGGCCGAGATATGACCGTCTTCGTCGCCCGGGAACAGGTACCCGTCACCACGGTCGAGGAGCGCTCGCGCCATGGATGGGGTGAGCGGAACAAGCCGTCGTTTGCCGCCCTTGCCGTGCACCAGGAGGTCGTGCCCGAGGAGCGTGGGCACGATGTCGCGCGAGTGGATCCCGGCGATCTCTGCACGGCGTAGACCGTGCTCGGCAGCCAGGTCGATCCATAGGGCCTCGTCCTGGTCGGCGCGAATGAGCGCCTCGAGGTAGACGCGATCGGGGACCGGACGCGGGTTCGGATCGGCTGGCTTGATTCGTGCGAGCGCCGTCGTCGGGTCGTAGTTCGTGCGGCCTGTGGTCATCGCCCAGGCCCAAAACGACAC